TAAGCCGGTTAAAAGCGACGAGCATCCGACAATGAAACCGATTGAGCTTTGCGCTGAAGCCATAAAGAACAGCTCTACCGAGGGCCGTATAGTTTTAGATTTATTTCTTGGTAGTGGCTCAACTTTAATTGCGGCCGAGAAGTTAAAGCGGATGTGTTATGGTTGCGAATTAGATCCGAAGTTTGTTGATGTGATAATTGACCGATGGGAAAAACAGACAGGGAAAAAAGCAGTTAAGCTTTAATAATAATTGTTCCCCTGTCAGGGTGTTAATGGTATTGCGGCGGGTGAATTTCACCTGGTTAGGTTTAAAGCCTCTGATTGCTAACCGCGTAATCGCAATCAGACATCCTGATAGGGGAATAAAAAATATATGAATTTAAAAACAGCTAAAAAAATCAGACAGGTCGCAAAGAGAAATCTGACCGACACTGTCCGTACATTTTACGATCACATGCTAAGTAAAAAGCCTTGGTGGATTCCTCGGCCTATTTGGCGGTGGTTTTTAAGATGGATAATATCGCTTTAATTTTATGGCTAGAACAAAAAAAGCTGATCAAGTGGCCAAAGATAGAAAGCAGCGCAAGGCTACTTTAAAAGCATTGTCTGATTGGCGCCCGGAAGAACCGTTTGATGAAGAAGATCCTAATCAAGAGAAGTTCATTCCGCGCGATAATTTTAAGACCACTGCAGGCCTTGGAAGACCGACTGTAATGACTAAGCAGGTGCTAAAGAATCTCGAGGATGCTTTCCGGATAGGTTGTCCAGACCGCGAAGCCTGTATTTATGCGGAAATATCGTTGCAAACGCTCTACAATTACGGAGAGAAACATCCCGAGTTTTTAGAGCAGAAAGAAGCTTGGAAAGAAGTGCCGATTTTAAAGGCCCGCGGTAACATTATCGAAGCGTTGCACAAGAAGAGCGTTGGCGATTCATGGCAGTACTTAATCCGGAAGCGTAAGGCTGAATTTGCCGACATGAAAATAGATGCTCCAGTTGAAGCTCCGCTCTCGATTGAAGACCTCGAAGCGCTTGACCGGGGTGATGTCCAGGTGCTTGATCAGAAGAAAAAAAGTATTAATAAAAATAAGAAATAATTTTATGGGATTTTTTAAAAACACTAATATGCCTTTGCCTCCTCGTACTCCGAAGAGTGCCACGGCCGGACCTAACCCTCCTATCAGGAGAAGAATAGTTGATCGTAGCATGCTTGAATTTCATATCGAGCAGCAAGATTACTTCGGTACATTAGCAACTGTCATTAGCTTAAGTCTGCAGACTAAGCAGGAAATCCCGGAGAGCGTGATTAATGACCTGATGTATCTTCAAAGAAATTATAAAATAGAAAAAAAATAGAAAATGCAGGTCACCCAAAGAGACCTGGATACGATCCTAAATCGGAGATGGCGAATGGAGCATCTCTACAAGATCAAGACCGAAGATGCCAGGCTGACAAATTTAAAATTCAATGATGTCCAAGAAGAACTCTGGGCGTATTGTGAGAGCAAAGGGCATCGAGGAATTGAAATGATCATAGACAAGGCGCGTAAAGAGGGCGTCTCTACTTGGTGGCTTATTTATTATTTAGACGATACGCTCTGGACTCCCAACACCACGACCGTCATCTTGGCTCACAAAGAAAAGGATCTTAGAAAACTTTTTAAAATAGTTAAACTGGCTTATTTACATTGCCCAAAATCAGTAAAACTGGAAAGCGGTAAAATCTGGCATCGCCCGGAAGCAAGCTATGACAATGTCAATGAACTGACTTTTACCGATATTAACTCAACTGTCTATATTGCCCTGGAAAACAGAGGTGATACTCCCACGAACCTGCATGTCTCTGAAGCCGCTCATATCAAGGATGTTGATACCAGACTTATTCCGACAATTGCCGCCGTTTCGTCAAACGGCCGCTGTAATGTTTCCATTGAGTCTACAGCCAACGGCGTAGGTGATTGGTTCGAAGAAACATTCCACGAATGCGAAGCAGGAAATGGAGCGTATAAGCCGTTCTTTTTTGGTTGGTGGAAAAAGAAGTTAAATTACATAGAACCTCCCAGCGACTATCAGCCGGGCCAGGAGGTATTGCATAAGGCAAGCCTCGTAAAGGCTCGCTATGGCGTTAAACTACTCCCAGGGCAGCTTTTCTGGTGGGAACTGAATAAAAAGAAACTGAAGCGCTTAATGGACCAGGAGAACCCGACTGTGAGCGAAGACAGCTTCTTGACTGCAGCTGGAATGGTCTTTGATAGTGAGGCAATGCAGAAGATGGTTCCGCGTGCGCCTATCGCTCGCCGGCCAATCAAGGTGGAAACAAGAGGAGAAGATGGCAAGATTATTACCGAGACATTCTACGCCGATATTTATGTTGAGCCTAAGCCAGGGCGCCGCTATGTTTTAGGAGGAGATCCGTCAGAGGGTATAGGCGGAGACCGTAGTGCGATTGAACTTATCGATACTTTAACTCAGGAGCAAGTCGCAGAATTAGTAAGTGATAAATTAAAGCCAGCACAGTTTGCAGTGGCTGTGGATAACTTGGCTAGATACTACAATAAAGCGCTCGCAGTAATAGAAAGAAATAACCATGGACATACTGTTTTAGATCGGCTCAAAGATTTGTATCCGAATGTGTTTTGTATGGTCGTTACTGATGAAAAGACAAACAGAAGAACTAAGAAGATGGGTTGGCTTACTACTGGTGGACCGGGTGGAAATAGGGATCTTGTGCTTGATACTTTTGAGCAGGTTGTTGCCGACTTGTCAGTGAAAATTTATAGTGCTATACTGAAATCAGAAATGCTTACTTTCGTCACTGACGAAGCTGGGAGGCGTGAAGCCAAACAGGGTAAGCATGATGATACAATTTTAGCATTCGCGATCGCACTTAGAGTCGCCAGAATGCCGAGGACATCTTTTGGTGTCTACGGCTTAAACTAATGGCAAAAACTCAAGTGCGTTTTAGTTTGCGAAAATGGCTAGCAGCTAAGACCTTCGACATCTTAAGTTCGGGCAGCTCTTTCTCCCAGGGCCTATACGGCGAAATCAGGCAACCGCTTGGTGGAGTCAGTATGATGGGGATTAAGATCTCAACCGATTCGTTCTTCACCATATTCAGAAATCATGGTGATGTTTTTGCGTGTATCCGAGAATTAAAAGAAAATGTCGGCTCCCAGGGCTATCTTTGGGTTAATGCTAAGGACTCAAACAAGGATGCAGACCCGGTAATGGTTAAGAGAGCTGAGGATGTTTTAAACTACGGCCATACTTTCAGAGCGTTAAAAAATAAAATAGTACAATTTCAGCAAATCAGCGGGAGTGCTTTCCTGCTGATTTTGCGTTCCAGCGATTCCAGTCGGCGCGTGCTGGGCTTTGATGTCATAGACCCGAGAACTTTATCGGTTGTGACTGACGAGTACGGAACAATTTTTAAATGGATTCAGCGCGTCAAAGGAAAGACTCAGTCATACGAGGCTGACGAAATCCTTAATTTTAAACAACACGATGACCCAAACAGCCCGGTGTTTGGTTTATCGCCTCTTGAGCCGATTATCTGGGAGACCCGTACCGACTTATCGGCCATGATTTCAAACTACGCATTCTTCACTAACGATGCCACACCTGGCGCTCAGTACATCCTAGAAGAGGGATTGAGCGAAGAAGCACAGGATAAGATTGTAGAAGACATTAAGCGCCAGCTCGAGGGGCCGGAGAATCGAAACAAATCAATTGCGGTCAAAGGCATTAAAGAAATCAAGGTTTTGCAGCTCTCCCAAAAAGACATGGAGTTTAATCTGCTGCGCAAATTTACCACAGAGAAAATCTGTGCGGCTTTTGGCGTTCCGAAAGCTATCTTGAATTACACTGACGGCGTTAATTATTCTAACGGCGAAAATCAGACTCAGAAATTCTGGGAGGGAACTATTTCACCTCTTCAAGATTTATTGGCGGAATTCATTAACAATGAAGTCTTGCCTATTTTAGGCGTTCAAGGAATAAAAATAGAATTC